GTGCGTGGAGGGGATGATGGGGGCGCCAAAGGGCAAGCCCCGCCAGCCGATCCGGCTGAAGGCCAAGGCCGCGAAGCCGAGCGACCGCTGGGCCGTGCTCGTGGTGGCCGATCCACACTTCGGCAAGTATGCGTGGCGGCGGACGGCCGGGGCCGACTACGACCTCGACATCGCGGCCCGCCTGGTGCGGGATGCGTCGGCCGAGCTCCTCGAGGTGGCATCCCGCTACCGGCCTGGCCGGCTGACGATTGCCACGCTCGGCGACGTGTACCACTACGACTCGCCGTCCGGCACGACGACGGCCGGGACACCGCTAGAGCGCGACGGCCGGCTGCCGAAGATGCTCAACTCCGGCACCGATTCTCTGCTCGCGCTCGTGGAGGCTGCGGCCACGGTCGCGCCGACCGACACGCTCACCGTGTCTGGCAACCACGACGAGACGCTCACGTTCGCCTTCAAGCGGATCATGGAGGAGCGATTCCGGAACGATCGCCGTGTCCGGGTCGATGGCGAGTTCACGCCGCGAAAATACCTGACGCATGGCAAAAACCTCTTAGGCTTCTGCCACGGTCACAAGGCGAAGCGGCGGCTGCCGCAGCTGATGGCCATCGAAGCGGCCCGCGATTGGTCGCGCTGCCCATACCGCGAGATCCATACCGGCCACTTCCACCGGCAGTCAGCCGAATGGTCGCGGCCGATTGAGACGCTGGACGGCGTGCTCGTGCGGGTGGCCCCTGCCCTGTGCCCTCCGGACGACTGGCACGCCGAGGAGGGCTACGTCGGCAACCGGCAGGCGATGGAGTTGTTCGTCTATGACGCGGCCGGCGGTCTGGCCGCGATGCACGTGGCAGGCCCGAGGATGAAAGTCGCATGACGTTTGAGGAAGCAAACCGGACGATCCGCGAGGCCGTGGCGGCCCGCATGGCGACCACGCCGGCCGACGACCCAAAGATGGTCGGCTACCAGCCACCCGAGTGCCCTGGCTGCGAAGGCCATCCGTTCAGGGCGAAGGCCATCGGCGTGGCCGCCGCCCATGCCACCGCGATCGACCTGTCCGCGCTGGCATTGCCGCGGGACTTCGTCGATGCGAACAAACACGTGACGCTCCGGCCCGCCACGCCGACGCCTCCGGCAGAGTTCAAGATTGAGCGGATCGGTTCAACGATGTCGACGGAGCAGCTCGAGGCTGCCTGGGCAGGGATCAAGGCCCGCCGCGACGAAGCCGTGCGGCGGATGCGTGGCGAAGGCGAGCCGGTCCGCGTCGATACCATCCTGCCTGCCAAGCCTGAGCCGCAGAAAATCACGTCCACGCTGATCGGCATCACCGGTCCGGCCGGGTGTGGCAAGAACCTCGTGGCCAGCATGGTGCCGGACGCCATCGTGATCCAGTTGGCGGACCCGCTCTACGCCGCCCTAGCGGTGATGCTCGGCATTCCCGAAGCCATGCTGCGCAGCCGGGCGTTCAAGGAACGGCAGATCGAGTGGCTCGGCCAGAGCCCGCGGCAGATGCTGCAAACGCTTGGCACGGAGTGGGGCCGCGAGATGGTGTCGGACCGCATCTGGCTGACGCTCGCGGCTCGCCGGATAGACGCCCTGGAGCAGGCCGGCACGCCGGCGGTCGTGATCGCTGACGTGCGGTTCGACAACGAGGCGGAACTGATCCGCTCTCGCGGTGGCGAGGTGTGGCTGGTGGATCGTCGGCCGGAATCGGCGACGACCGAACACGCGAGCGAAGCCGGCATTGCTCGCTCGCTCATCAACCGGGTGATCGACAACACCGGCACGCCAGAGCAGACGCGCGCGGCAGTGCAGGCGGCTCTCGCGCGATGACATCAAGGGCAGCGAAACGGGGCGAAGCCCAAACTATCGCACAACTGAACGGGCGTACAATTGAGGCAGACTGGAGCCAGGAACGTGATCGCCAGATGCCGGATGGAAGACGCGCTGTTCCGGCATTCGGCGACGGGCCGCGAGCCGCTGGCCGCCGCCGGCGAGTCTGCAAACCACGCTCACTACAAGCCGCAGGCTGCGGTCGGGATCGGCAGCATCACCAGCCGTCGGCAGGACTCCTACACATTCTGGCAGTACCTCGCGTTCGAGCTGGCTGGAGCCGGCGACCCGTCGAAGGCGATCGTGCCGTTCTGCACCGTTGAGCAGGCCAAGAAACTTCACGCCGAAGGGCTCATCCAGTGATCGCACAAGCGGCCGTCGCAGTCTCGTCCGACGAAACCATGACGCCCATGCAGCGGGCCGCGGCGTTCCTGTCGGCTGCCCAGTCCGCAGCGGCTGACGGGCTGACGTGGCAGGAGTTCGGGCAGCTGCTCGTCGCGCTCATGCGGACGCTCGTGGCGGCCCTCGACGACGTGGCCAACATGACCGGCCCGGCGAAAAAGGCCCTAGTGCTTGAGGCCGTCGGGCAGCTCTTCGATCTGCTGGCCGACAAGTGCGTGCCGATCTGGGCGTGGCCGATCTGGGCACTGTGCAGGCCCGCTATCCGTTCGCTCGTGCTGGCGCTCGCGTCGGGCGGCATCGAGCAGATCCTCGTGCTCGTGAGGGCTTCTTGATGCTCGCCGCCCTGCTGATCGCCGCCGCCGCTGCCCTGCTCTACTCCGAGCAGATCAAGGCGTTAGTGGCCTCGCTGCGCGAGAAGGCCCCGAAGCTAGAGAACCACCACTACCTGGCCTTGGCCTGCCTCGCCGGGGCTGCCCTGCTGTATTGGCCCAAGGCCAGCGATGGGGAGCCGACGCCGTCCCCTGTGGCCCCGGACGCGGTCCCTGCCGGCCCGCTGTCGCTGGGCGGGCTGTTCACCGGTCCGACCGCAGCGGCCGACGCCGCGGCCTTGGCGGCCCTCTGTGCCGAGCTGGCCGACAAGGTTGAGCAGGACGGGACGCAGTCAAAGCCCAGGCTTTCCAACGGCTGGCAGATCGCGGACCTTCGCACGTCTGCCCGCGAGATTCGCCTGAACGGCGATTCGATCGGCATCCGGCAGCCGCTTGTGCGGGATGCCGTCCACCGCTACCTCGACAACCCCAACGTCCTTGGCAAGGCCGGCGGCCCGATTGGCCCGCAGGAGCGTGCCAGGTGGGTGACGGCGTTCCGTGACATCGCCCGGGCCGCGGAGGCCGAGGTGCGATGACTCGCAACCAGAAGTTCTTCACGTGGAGCCTCGTTCCGCTGGGGCTCTTTGCCCTGGCGGTCTATGTGGCGCTCGGCTCGCTGACCAAAGCCGGCCGGGCCGGGAATTTTGGCTACGACGCCGACCCGGCGGGTGCCCGCGAGTTCGCCCGCGAGGCCGGATCGTTCCGCGAGGTGTCGGACGGGGCCGTCGAGAAGGCCACCCGGAAAAACGTCTTCTTGTACCGCTACGTGTACGAGTCGCACCGCAAGGCGACCGGGCAGGAATGGCGGTGCTGGGATCAGGGGGACGCGGGGACGTGCGTGTCGTTCGCCTTTGGGCTGGGTTCGTATGCGGCCCAGTGCGTGGACGCGATCGAGAGCGACGGCAAGGTGCCCTACCCGCCAATCGTCGCCACCGAACCGATCTACGGCGGTGCGAGGACGGCCGGCATCGGCCGCAGCGTCCACACCGGCGGCGACGGCGCGACCGGCTTCGGGGCCGCCCGGTGGATCTCCGGCAACTGCCAAGGCCGGCCCGACATCGGCGGCATCCTCTACCGCCAGGCGTACGGCAGCGTCGATCTCTCGCGCTACTCAATCCCGCTCTCGCGCGAGTGGGGCCGCAACGGCGTGCCGACCGACCTCGCCCGGCTGGCGTTCAAGACCCGGGCCACGGCCGTCGCGAACGTGACAACGTGGGACGAGCTCGTGGCATCGCTCGAGCGTGGGTCGCCGGTCGTGCTGTGCTCCAACGTGGGCTACGGCCGCTTCGACAAGCGGATGCCTGTCAGAGACTCAGATGGATTTTTGGAAAGAGGGTCGCCCTGGGGCCACGCGATGCTCGTCTGGGCGGTCCGCCACAAGAATCCAGACGGCACCGGCCGCGAAGGCGGCCTTATTCAGAACTCGTGGTCTGAGAGGTGGTGTGAGGGTCCGCGTTGGCCCGACGACCAGCCCGCCGGATCGTTCTGGGCCTCACGTGAAAACATCGTCGCCGCGCTACAGCAGGGGGACTGCTGGGCAGTTGGCGGCACGACCGGGCTGACGTGGCGCGAGCTTGATCACGGCGGCTGGATGTGGAGCGACCAATGAAGTTCGACAAGCGGCTCGTGTTGGTGGCGTTGGCGGCCCTGGCTGTCGGGTTTTTTGTGGCGCAGAACCAACGCGACTCGATCATCCCGAACCCGTTCGTGCCGGCGAAGCCCGACCGGCCCGTGCTGCGGTTCATTGCCAAGGTCGCGAAGACCGTTTTGTGGGTGGCCGTGTTCGCCGAGCCAAAGCCGCCGATGCAACCCGACTACCGCGACCACGCCGCGATCGGCCCGGACGGCCACCAAGTCCTGAACCACGGGGAGGGCTGGTGATGATGACGCTGATCGGGTGGGTGCTCATCGGCTACGTCGCCGGCTCGCTGGCCATGTGGCTTGTGCCACCGAAGACGCCGGTGCCGGGCTGGGAAACGATCGCCTACGGCGTCGGCGGTTCAATCGTGGGCGGGATGGTGTCGTCCGTTTTGTCGGGCGACTCCTACTCGCCGGCCGGATTCTTCTACAGCGTGTTC